CAGATGTAAATTCTATTTCATTTGGTCTTTCACTTAATTTATTTATTGTATTTATAGAAAATACTCTGACAACAAACTTACCATTAGTAATATTATCTATATCAAAATCAGTAGCCTTTACCTGTTGATTTATAAAGTTTCCATTCTCAAATTTATATTGTAGATAATATCCAATAGCACCCTTAACAGCAGCAAAGGATATTGATAATCTTGCAACTGCTTTATTATTAATAACAATAAGTGACTCAGAAGCAGTTAAGTTCTGTGGTGCAGGTAATTTTTTTGTAATTAAAGTAAAGTTTTTTGTGGGCAAAGCTGTGCCATCTTCTACAAAGGCATATTTACCACTGTTATGTGATGCTGCTGTAATGCTGAATGTAAGATTTTCCTGTTCCTGTACGTTTACAACTCTCCATGTCGTAGGTTCAAGTGTTGTGTTTTCTATAACCCAAACACTGTTAGCCTGTGGAACGGAAGAAAAAGCAGAGGAGACAGTAACAGTAGCACCTGATATACCACTAATCTCTTTTGTCTCAAGCGTTCCATCAGGCAAGATCACTGATAGTTTTGCAGTATTTGTAGTGACTAGATCAGTGGATGCTGTATCATCAACTTCTATTTGAGTAGTACTGATACCTGTCTTAATTCTTCCTCCTCTTCTCACTCCCTGTTTAACCTCATCTGCCACTGATATGATCTGTCCAGGACGTACCAACACACCTGCTTCAGCAGTAATACTAAAATTAACTATTTCAGAAGAATTATTTTGATTGAACAATAACCATTTTGCCATTCTTGAAGCTTGACCTCTTGATGTTGTGGCAAAACTTTTTATAGTCTGTGTCTTTATTCCATACCTTGACTGTGCTGTTGTGTCATCTACTGTTTCATAGTCAATAGACTGAGTTGTCATATCGAAAAAGCCTACATTTATCTTTGTAAACTTAGCCTTTTGACTTTGATTACTATATGAAAACCCACCTTCAGTTACGTTAGAGATATTAAAGGTATAAACAGGATCAGATGGTCTATCCTGCGAGATCGTAATACTGCCAGCCTCATAAAAAGCCTGTACTCTCATTACAGAACAAAGATCCTGTATAAGTTCAAATGCTTCCTTCTGATTATTGATATTTACATTACAACTAAATCTAGCTTCGGTTGTACCCGTTCCAGAACCATCATCTATTTGTGTTGAGTTATATTCAGACGCAGAATAAAAAGCAAACTTATCTATAGCTGTTTCTGGTATGGATGCACCATAACGTGTATTAGTTAAGACATCATATAAAACCCAAGCTGGATCATTAGTAAACTCCTTATCTGTCTTTAACGTGCCATTAAAACTACCACTAAAAGATAAACTACCATCAGACCTTACAGTTGCATTATGTGGAATTTTTACCTTTATTCCTCTTATTCTGTATGTTCTTGTTGGTATTGATCTGAATGATTCTGCATTAAAACGTAAGCCAACGTGTGCAATATTCACATAAGGTCTTTGTTCTGCTGTTATCTCTGTAAATGATGACCAACTGAATTTATTCTGTAAATTAGTATCAGTGGAATCATTTGTAACTCTAGTGACAGTGGCAGTTATTGGATAGCTGAGATTTGATAAACCTTTAATAATATAATCTCTAAAATACTGTGTATTTGTTTTACCGATTACAGCACCTTTTGTTCCTTTAATAACCCTATGTTCTGTACCATTATTCTCTGTAATTTTTATGGATAGATTGACCTGTGTACCATTAGTAGATCCATCATCTGTGTTGAATTGCTGAAGAGTCGGAAATACAATAGTGATTCTTAATTTATCTATCTGATTTGAAATTGACCTTGATACTGGAGTTGCCTTTGTTACTTCAACACCAACAGCAGTTTCAGATTCAATTTCATTAATAGTATCTAAGGCAGTCTGACTAGACGTTCCAAATCTAGGTTCAAAACTTATATCCTCTCTTGTAAAATTAAAGTCACCTTCCGTAAGATTATTAATATCTGCTGATTTCTTAAGTACCTGCGTTCCATTTAGAAAGACATCTTTTAGTGCTGCAATATTATATTTATCAGTTCCCTGCGTCAGGCCTGCTTCTAATGGTGAATGAAAACCAGCTATCTCTCCTTCTGATAAAACATCTATAAGATCATTTGATTGTTTACTAGATAATATTGAATCTGTAGTTGTTTGTATGCCATCAACATCACCTGCTGTTATGTTTACACTATTCTGTTTTGTAAATGTAGCATTACCTGATGTGGAGACAGAAGTACTACTTGCAACCTTAAATTCTGTTGAGGAGGTTACGGAAGTGACAGTTACATTCTCTGTTGTACCAGAACCAGATGTCACGTTTAGGTCAACGACATCACCAACAGCTAATGCTTCTGCACCACTGTGAGTAACAGTGATTGTATTTGCTGATTGGGAATAAGTGCTGGATTGCGGTACATCTTCCTTATAAAAACTAACTACTTCGGCTGAAACTGTAGCAGAAGTTGTACGAGTGACAGTAAAAACAGTTGATGAAGTAACTGAAGCTACTGTTAACTCTTCTCTAACTTCAGTAAATTCTGAACCAACATTAAGTATTACGTTTAAAACATCACCTACATTTATTGTCTCACTACCATCATGTGTGATTGTTACTGTTGTTCCTGACTGACTGTAACTGCCAGTTTCTACAGTAATACCTTCTATTTCAACTAACTTTCCAGCAGCATCAAATACAACATTATTACCTAATGAACTATTACCAAATTCCTTAAGATAAGAATCTAACTGCTGATCTGTGATCTCACCAAAGTAATGCGCCTGCATTACATCAGGAAGTGCATATTCTAAATCAAATGGATCTGGCATTAGACAGAAACCTCAATCTGGTCTGTATCAATTCCATTTGATACATTTATACTTCCGACAAAGATATCACCATATACAAGAGGGATTGCAACACCAGCACGACTAACGTTTGTGACCCCACTAAATGCAAAGTTAACAGTGGCATCTTCTGGTTCTAGAGATGACATCGGTTTTGGTTTTGGTGTTAGATAATCGTTTATTCCTTGTAAAACTAATGTTGATCCTAATGCTGTTGCTGCTGTACCAAGAAACCCTAAAAATCCTGTAGCTGTAGCTAAAGCTGTACTACCACCAGCAAAAAGTAAACCGATACCTGCAATAATTCCAAATATTTTACCCTCAACAACTGGTATTATTTTTATTTCCTCTGCTATCGGATCAAGCATATTTTCTTCTGTTACGTTATATCCACCAATATCTACCTTGTAAAATTTATCTATCATATATGTTTCTAGCTCTGGGTGATTACAACGCAAGAAACGCATCACCTCAACTGTATTTCTAACCTCTGCTTTCTGTTCTTTCCATCCTACAAAATCGGCCAGATCTCCATATAGTTTTACTGTCTTAAGCATGGATCTCTCTGTAATGTTTTTATTTTATCTGTTGGCTTAAATTTAAACCATCTTTTTGTCTTTAGTCCAATAATATACCAAGTTCTATTGGATCGTTTACAACTTATAACATCTGCCTCACTAGGATGCTCCGTGCCAATCGGATGAGAATGTATAACAGCATAAATCCTTCCATATCTATCTTCCGTATCTGCCCAATCCAAAGGGTCTAACAAGAACTGTAAATCATTATGTAAAGCTAAGTTTTTACAAGGAATATACTTATCCTTATTTAAATAATTAACAAGGAGTCCACATGATTCTCTCGGTGCTTCCTGTTCTGCATGGACAAGA